AAACCCTTTCAATACAAGTAGCGACAGAAAAAGCGTCATTTTAGAAGTTGGCCGAGAATCTACCGGAACAAGTGTTTTATATGTTGGCGATATATTCAGGGTTTACCCAACTGAAAAGCCTGATTTAGGTTTAGAATTGAAATGCATTACCGGTAATTTCAATAAGGGAAAGTTAGTTTCAAGAAGCGGCCAAGAGCTTTCAACGCTTTCAAGCATTGCTAGCGGTGTTGCTACTGATAACGGTCTAGGCTTATCATTTGAAGTGCCTGATCGTAATATAGCTAATTATGTCTTTACCGGTTCAGCTAACGCGCAAATAGTAAAGCTTGCTGAATTATCTGATTCAGATGTTTATGTTGATAATTCTATTTTATACGTTAAGCCGGCAGGAAAGCCAAAAACAGGCGCAACGGTTAGAGTATTAAATAAATCAACGGGCATGATTGGCGTCCCTAAAGGCACTGAAAATGGAATAAAAGTTTCAATGTTATTTGATTCGGTTTCTCAGATAGGATCACAATTAAGTTTAACTAGTGAAATTAATCCGGTCCTTGATGGTGAATACAGCATTTATAAATTAGAATTTGATATAACAAGTCGTGACGGTCCATTTTATCTAAACGCCGAGGCAAACAGAATATAATGAAAGACTCAAGAAACAACAATGATGATGATTTATTAACTGGCGCTTTTAACGTTATGTTCAATCACATCAATAAAAAAATGCAAAACAGTTTACCGGTAAAGGTAACTAAAGTTTCCGCTGATCGTAAATTCGTTAATGTACAACCTCAAATATTAGTTGTTGATTCTGAAGGTGGAACAATAATAAGAGGGGAAATAAAAGGCATTCCAGTTGTCACTTCTGGCGCTGGTAACTTCTTGATTTCATTCAATATTACAGTTGGCGATCTTGGCTGGATAGAAACAAGTGATAGAGATATAAGTTTATTTAAACAGTCTTATGATCAATCAAAACCAAATACAAAGAGAATGCATAACTTTTCGGATGCTCGATTTATTCCCGATATAATGACAAATTTTACAATTGATGATGAAGACGCGGATTCAATGACAATACAAAACCGTGATAATACGGTTAAAATCTCACTTAACAACGATAGAATTAAAATAAAAGCGCCTGAAGTAATTGCTGAAACAACGGGAAATATAAACGTTTCTTGTGGTGGAGATCTAACGGCTGAAGTAACAGGTAACACAACATTAACTTGTGATGGTGATGTTGAAGTTACCACTACTAATTTCAAAGTAACGGCTAGTGGAGGCGTTGACATTAACGGTTTTACCATTGATGCAAGTGGGGCTGCAGAAAGCCCCGTTTCATTAACATCACCAAGCGCTATCATTAATAGTAAAGAATTAGCAGGACATGATCACAGTGCTGGATCATACTTGGACGCTGAATCACGACCTCTTTCAGGTAATTCAGGAGCTAACAACTAATGAAAACAATATTAGTAGACGATAACGGCGATCGAGTAACTAAGAACGGTTTATTTGTATACCTTAATAATTTATTTGCTTTGGCTCAAACTTGCGAACAGGTAATGAAGCAGCAATTAAATGAACTGCAGTATGACCAAACAAAAGGTATTGAATACTTTAATAACGTTTTTACCGGTACACCAAACTTTCAATTATTTGAAGCACAAGCGAGAAATGAGATATTAAACGTTGATGGTGTTAATGGTATTTCTTCATTTACTTATGAACAAGTTGATAATGAGTTATTATACACAGCAACAATAGAAACTATTTACGGAATCGGTGGCATAAATGGCAGCATATAATTATATAAATGCTCAAGGCGTTATCATACCAGACACATCAACAATAAAAGATGAAGTTGAAGCCGAGTATAAAGATGTTTACGGTGCTGATTTTGTTGTTGATTCATCAACGGAGCAAGGCCGACAAATTGACGCTGAAATAACTTCAAGAATGTCAGTTGTTAGAAATAACGCCGCCGTTGCAAATCAAATAAACCCTAATCTTGCAGAGAATAATTTTCTTGATGCAATTTACGCCCTATCTAATGGCGAAAGAGATCAGGCGGAACGCTCAACGGTAATTTGTACTTGTACAGGCATTCAAGGCACCATAATTCCAAAGGGTAACCGTGTTCAAGATGTTAACCGTGAAGAATGGGTTGCCGCTAATGCCATAGTAATTCCGGCATCCGGAACGGTAGACGCCAGCTTTATCAGCGTAAATTACGGTCCTATTATTGCCGGAGTTGGTGAGGTAAATATAATAATAGATGGAGTTCTTGGTTGGGAAACCGTCAATAATTCCGCTAACGCCGTTGCTGGTAAGGTTGAACAAAATGATGTATCAACAAGAAGACAACGAAAGATTGAATTAGCTGGTAATGCAGTAAATAACACTCTTGCTATTATCACGGCAATTAACGCGCTTGAAAACGTTTCTAGTTTATCTTTTAGAGAAAACTATTCTGATTCAATACTTATTATTGATGGCGTTACAATGGGACCTAATTCAACGTATGTTTGTGTTGATGGTGGTGTTAACCTTGATATTGCTACGGTATATTATAAAGCTAGAAGTGGCGGCAGTGGGTTTAATGGTGACACATCAATAATAGTTACTGATCCTAACTCGCTTCAAGATATAACTGTTAGATTTGATAGGCCAGATGATAAGCCAAAATTAGTTAGAATTACCGTTAAATCAGGGGTTGGTATTGATCCAGTTGAAGATATAAAGCAAGCCGTTGTTAATTATGCTAACGGCCTTGTTGATGGTGAAGATGGTTTTATTGTTGGCGGAAATGTTTCAGCCTTTGAAATAGCTGCAGCTGCTAATGATCAGGTAGCAAGTATTTTCGTTTCTAAATGTGAAATAGCAGAAAACACAGGTTCCCCAACTTACACAACAGACACTATTGAAACTGAAATATTTGAAAAAGCTTCTATAACTGAAAATGATGTTCAAGTGATTGTATTATGATATACCAATGCGAAATTGATTTATCAACCGCTATAGATTGGAAACATGGAGGCGCTGTAAAGCTTAATGAATTAATTAGCCTTAAACAAAAATGGTATGAAGATAATTATTGTTTATTCTGGAATGATTGGGTTGTTGATGTTTTTGATTTAAGAACAGCAAATGAATTCGGGCTTTCTGTATGGTCTATAATTTTAGACTTGCCATTATTCGATCAGTCTGAAAAATCAAGAAGTGATTACCCTGCTATTTATTTTGGATCAAACAAAAAAAACTTCAGTAACGGTAATTTCGGTAAAAATTACTCAACGGTTGATAGCTTGACGGTTGACCAAAAAAGAATAATGTTACAATTAAAGGCATTCATTATTAATATGCGTTCTTCTACTTATGAGATAAACGCAAAATTAACGGAGCTGTTTGGGTTTAGGCAAGTTTACGCATTAGATAACTTAGATATGAGTTATACTTACATTGTAAATAATCCTGAGTTAATATCATTTATAAGTATAATTGAAGACTACGATCTATTACCAAGGCCTAATTGTGTAAGCGTTGATTATATAATCGGTTCTGATTCAACGCCGTTTTTATTCGGCGATAAGCGCGACAACTTTAGTCGCGGCAACTTTCATATAGGAATGAAATAAAATGGCAAAGCGATTTATAACACCATTTGCAGAGGCTGGCGATCGTACTGAAATGCCGGATACGCCAATAGGTTCAGATTCTAATTATCAAACTGGTTACCCTTCAGAATATGAAGAAGACCCAGTTGCAAACCCGTTAACAGCTAAGTTTGTTGAAAGAGATAAAAGTAACCAGCTATACAATGATATAACTGCCAATATCAAAGAGTGGCAAGAGCAAACTTATCCAGCTTTTATAACTTCAGCTAATAATGGTGGAGTTCCTTTTTCTTACAAAAAAAACACTATAGTCAATATTTTGGGGGTTAACTATATATCCACAAAAGATAATAACGTTTCAACCCCTCCTTCTGGAAATTGGATTGTATTTCTTGAACTACCAACAACGGTAGATTTAATTAATAGTACTGTTAGTTATGATTCATCTAAAGTGATAAAGACCACTGGATTTAATGGGGCGGGAGATATAGGTAATGGTTACTGGATTCAGAACGGTACTGTAGGGCAAACACCTAGCCAATCACCGAGCCAATTAAAATCAGGTTTTTTTAATGATGGGAATGGTGTTCAATGGGCCCTGATATTTAGCGGTGATTTGGATGTTAGGCTTTTAGGATCAATGGTTGACGGTATTACTGATGATACTCTGTCAAATCAAGCGGCTATAAATTATGTTAATTCGCTAGGTGGAGGAAGTGTACTAATACCTTCTGGCACAACAATAGTTTCAGCCAGTTCAGAGTCTAATACTTGGCCGTTACTTCCTAGCGGTACTTTTGACGCTTCAGATGCATGTTTAATAATACCTCAAGGAGTAGAACTGAAAGGGGTAAAAAAATCTCACATTCGATGTTTGGACGGGCTTTTGACAGTGATAGTTTTAGACAACGGAACTGACTCGTCAATAAAATCACTAAGAATAACGAATGATTGGATCACGACAGGCGGCGCTGGTCATGGAATATTGCAGCTTTCACCTTCTGATACTGATGATGTTAAGCGGTTAACACTTAAAGATCTAATTATTGAAAACGTTGGATCTTATGGTATCGGTTTGCAATACGGACGGCATGAGAATGTAACAATTACTGACATAATAACAGTCAACACCGGATCAGATGGTTTAGATACAAAAGCGAGACAGTCAACTGGTGGAGAAGACTTATCAAACACAATTGACAGGTTTAATTCTTTCAATTGTGGTTTACGATTCCCAGCCGGTGGCATAGCTGGTATTGATATTAGAGGTCAATGGAATATATCCAACATATACGCCTCGCTATCAACTGAAGGCTCAACTGGTGTTAGATTAAGACCTGATGACGGAAGCGGAAACAACGTAACCAAAAGAACCAATGCTGTAAATATTACCGTTGACACTCCTTCTCAATCCACGATAGATACCAAAGGTGTTTCAATCCAAGGAAGGAACTGTAATTTATCAAATATTACAGTAAAAGACTGTAACATAAGTATGTACCTGCAAGGCTCTGGCGGTGGGGAATTAGCCTATAACATTAACGTTAGTAACTTTACTAGTGAAGGTGCTAGGGAGTACGGAATAGATTCAACATTAAGCGTGAGTAATGTTAGTTTTGTCAATACAACCATTACTGAAATGGACGCAGCAGCCACGGCAATGATACGTGTTGAAGGTGATAACTTTAACTTTGTCAACACCACTTATGATGATTCACTTGCTTCTGTGTGGTCAGTGTCAAGTGGGGCTAATCCTACAATGAACCGTGCTAATGATTGTCCAACAGAATCAACAGGCATAAGCCGATTAGATTCTTACGCAACATCTTCTAGGTTCACTAGTCAAGTTAGATCTGCTGTTGACGCTGATTATTTTCTACTTCCACAAGGAGATGGTAAAGTTATGTTTGGTACAAGGCAAGCCGTAGCAGCTGAGACAGTGACGGGATATATTGAGATAAAAGACAAAACTGGAACGGTAAGGAAGCTTGCTATTATTAGTTAATAAGAAGGCGTTTACCTCACAGTAAGCGCCTTTTCTATCAGGTAATATTCATTACGTAGCGAACCCATAAACAAAAAATCAACACCGGTATCAACAATAAATAAATCATAAATCACCTTTTTAATTTTATTCCAAGCCAACATAAACGCCGTTGATGATATCTATCACGTGATCATTACAACAAGCAATCCCACACAATCCGCCTTTTGATTTAACATCATTTAAACGTTTAAGCTGATCTTCGCTTGCGCCGTGATTTTTCTTTTCAAATGATTCAACATCTTTAAATTCAATCATTACAATTTGGCCTGATTTATTATATCCGGTTGTATCGCCCCAACCTTTACAAGCTAAGTGCATAAAACCACCGCCGCGAACCCTGACTTGTCCGGCTTGTGTTCTGGTTAATTCAACGCCAAGCTTCAAAGCACAATCTAAACCTTCACGCTGAATTACATTTTCTTTCTTCTTACGCTGACTATCTGAAAACATTTAAGCCCCCGTATCCATAATTGCATTGTAAACGTCAATATTTGGTACTTTATAGCCTTGTTGTTTCATTGCCTGATACATTCGCTTGAATATACTTCTTTGTGTTCCAAATCTCTTTACAAAGGCTTTCTTGCACTTGCCAACATGAAAAGCATGATTAACATTTGGATCATGCAATTCAAATGGGATAGCGATCACGAACCAGTGACCAATAGCAACTTTATTGTGCTTTGCCGAACGACCAAGAACGTGATGGCGCTGCATTCTTACATCATAAATATAATCACAGCCATATAAATCACCAAGGCCGTTTTCCATGATGAAATATGTTATATCTTCCATCCATTGTTTTTGCGCTGTATTCGCTGGTTTAGTTGCCATTAAAATTCCAACCTATCAGATTTTTGCAATTCAGTAGGGTAACCAGAAATAAAAAGTTGTTTGTGGCCAGATCCGAACCTATGCCAAAAATCTATTTTATGCCCCTGTTCACCACCTCGCCACAAAATAAACTCAGCATCACCATTTGATTTATTTATTCTGGCAAGCGTTCCTTCTTTAGTTCCGTAAACATATTCATTAACTGATTTTTTTTCACAGAAATTAATTACATAAAAAACCCAAATGGCGAACGCCAAAAATATCAATCCTAAAATCATTTTTCACACCTCATTACTTTTTTAACATTACATTGTAAGCTAAGCGTTCTTACCGGTAATTGATTGCCAAGATTATCAACAGGAATTACAAAGTTTCTTTTTAAACCTTTGCCGTTTTCGTCTCGCTGATATTCTGCATTAATATGTTTTTCACCGGAACGAACAAGAATAAATTTATCACCAACATTCAAATCATTTAATTTCATTATTAAAGCCTTATGTTTAACCTTTGGCTTGTAACCACATTTAAAGCAAATTGATTTACCTCTTCTTTGCGGATAGTAAAAGCCACCAGAAAAAACGTATTCATTGCATTTTTTACAACTTCGGATCCTCCTTGTTCTGACTAAACGCATAATTAAACCTTATTTCATTGACCTGTATTATTTAGCCATTCTCTGGCTTTTTCTGTTCCATCGTTTGTATTTGCCTTGTTTTTAACTTTGTCCTTAACTTCGGTTTTGCTTTTGTTTTGCCTGAAAGAGTTTAAAAAACCTTTGAATTTTTCGCGTTCGGACTCTTCTAGTTTGAGGATTTCAGTTTCAACTTTTGCCCTTGTTATAGAGCCACGTTTAAAATTATGCATTAACAATGCAGCTTGTCGTTGCAATTCAATATCACGGCGTTCGTTATCAGATAATAAAGATAGGTTGTAGCTTTTCATAAATACTTATAAATTGTGCTTGCACCGATATTCATGGCGAAAGCTATCTCTTTAACGGCTTGGCCTTTTGCTTTCCTGTTTTTAATTTCTTCAATCATTTTTTTCTTTAATGGCTTTCTGCCAAATTGTTGGCCTCGCTCTTTAGCTTTACGAATACCTTCGCGCTGGCGAGACTTTATCATGGTTCTTTCAAACTCAGCAAAAGCGCCCATCATTTGCAACATTAGATTACCCATAGGATTATCTTTGTTGCCGAACTCAAGGTTTTCAGTGATGAACTTGATTGATACACCTTTAGCAACTAGATCACCTACAATATTTTGCAAGTCGCGTTGATTACGGGCTAATCTGTCAATTGAATGAACAATAAGAAAATCACCTTCACGAAGGAAGTTAAGGCACTCTTGAAGCTCCGGCCTATCCGTAATGTTTTTACCTGATAGTTTTTCTTCAAAAACTTTATCAAGTTCAACTCCATCTAATTGACGGGCGGTATTCTGATCAACTGAAGAAACTCTTATATAACCTACTTTCATTTAATTCTTGCTCCTACTTTTGTGTAACTGGCTTAGTTGTGATGTAGTAAAATTCACTATCATCCATTGCGCCAATAGGTGCTTTATCTGTTTTATATGCGGCCACGCAGTTTGACATACTCGGCTGACCACAGGGCGCTAAGTCCGATTTATCACAAGCACATTCGCACGAGTTGTTTACTAACCCATCAAACTCATTGTCATTTAAAAACTGAACTACTATCCGATTTATATTCATAATAATTTCCATAAAAGTTTACATTTAACTCAGCCATAGTTTCAAATTCATTAGGCCGTATCTCTACTGTGTTTATGTCTTTTTTATCGCTAGTTTTCATAAAGGAAATATTCCAATTACTTACTTGCTGTTACATTGATTTCAAATTCAACAGTGATAGTAAACGTTTTTCTACACGTTGAATCCACGCATTCAAAATCCTGTTCACCACCTTCCAAATCACCTCCTGAAACATCATTTTTATTGTGGTAAAAATTACAGTGTGGGCAGTTAAAGTTAATCATAAAAGGTTCCAATTAGGTTAATTCATTAATTAACTGTGTTGCAAAAACTTTGGTCATGCGTTCTTTATGCTTGCTATTAAATTAAATATCCAAATCCTACTTTTGTGTAATTAATTAAATGCTTCACACGATTCAGAGCAAGAGTTTGTGTCAATCATCTTACCACCGCGAATACGCGCCTTTATTTCTTCACCAGTAGCGCCATCAAATTTAGCTATTAATGATTCTAGTGACTGCTTACCGCGATACATGTGATTTCTATTTCCTGTATTTTCATCGACACGAACTGAATCATCATGGAGCATTTCAACGAATTTAAAATATGAATTAGACGAATCTCTTTGTGACGCTACTAATTTCAAGTTTGATTTTTTAGGGCAAAATTCACAATTCCCGCTCCATTCATTTATTCTTAAATCGAAAGGCATTTTAGCCCACCAATCCAAAACACCTTGCTTATCTAGATCACTTATTTCCATCATGTAAAATAGATTGTTTTTTGTTTTGTTTTGGTATGCTTCATCAATTGCGCTTACAGCCCTATCCCATTTACAATCATAATTGGCTCTTTCGTGGCTTGATGGTTCAGGCCACATACCGTCGAATATGTCGTAAGTCCCTTTTATATCACCATTGTTTAGTCGCATGACCTTGAATGTTTCCGCTAACATTTCGTTAGTATCTTCATCAGGGTCATTGATCAACCTAACAACCTCAGCACTTAAATATCGACTTGGCTCGTCAGCACGAATACCTAACCATGTTTCATAATTCTTTTTCCCGTAAATATCATCACAATACTTTTTAAATGGCTTTAATTTCATTCTGTCAGTGCAAAACATTCCACCAATATAAGGTACACCATACTTAGACACCATTGCAGTAAACGGGGCAAGGTCAGGCTTTAAGTTATCTATATCAACGACGTTATATCCCACGCCGCCACCAAGAGGGCGAGAGAAATCGCCGCGCAAACATATAAGATTAAGCCCAAATTCATCATTAACCTTTCTAATAAATTCATATGTTTCTGAATGCTCCGCACCCGTGTCCATGTAAATAAAGTCAACATTATCCTTTCCGTAAGTATCAATCATAATTTTACATAAGTAAGCAGAGGTTCTCCCTCCACTAAAGCTAACTACTTTTTTCATAATAAATCCTATAAAAGTTTACTAAGCGCTATCAGTAAGTTACATCAAATTTAACTCTATTAACTTACGTCTAGCTCGATTTATTAAATTCTAGACCTTAATATAATTAAAATCAAGCGTTATTTTGTGATTGATGCGACTTAAATCAAGAATAAGTTAACATCATCACAGCAGCATCTTCAGCTTCACCTTCATTTTTAAAGTAACGAGATAGGACAAAACGCCATAAAGTGTTGAATACAGCCTTGTATAACTCCCTGAATTGGTGTTCATCCATCGAAGCAAAGCTAATTGATCTGGCGTATTTTTTAATTCCGATCGGCGTTCTTACTTCATCATAAAAACCTGATTCAATAATCATTTCTTCACGGAACGGTTCAAAGGCCTTTTGTATATTTTCAATTTTCGACTTTCTTAAATCAGTTTCAAGCCTGATAAATTCGCGCCCCCATTCAAGCATCACGCCGCTATTTTTTGAAGCGGCATCTAATGAAACAAACACCTTCTTTAAAAGTTCTTTTTCATCACGTGTTAAAACTCCGCTTGATGGCTGATAATAATCAAAGGCCAAATTCAACAGGCCAAAGAAACGTTTATGATATTCATAGTTTCTTGATTGGGTGAACTTTCCACAAATAACGCGGCCTAATTTCCACTTGTTATAAATTTCTTTATCAGCTTCAGAAATAGGAACAAGGCCGGTTGATGTTTTAATAAAATTAACCTCTGCCATTTGAGATCCTTTTTATTTCAGCAAGAGCATTTTTTAACTGATTCTCTAAAAGAAATTTTTCATCTTCAAGAATTTTAACTTGCTTAACTAATTCACACTTAGGAACATTAAGTAAGTTTCCACAACATTGAGTTCTTATAATTTCGCTGGCCTTTAATTTTTTCATTGTGCTATAGTTACCTTACTGGTTGGACGCTAGTTTTCATGTTGTTTCCCGTTTTGCCGCTATTTTACGATAGCGGCTTTTTTATTTGTAAAATTCAGATTTTTTTACATAACTTGTTATTTGCGTTCCAATCTTAAACGGATTAAATACAAGTACAAATTGCGGTTTATTATTACCACCTATCGGATCTCCATCACCATTTAAAAAAGCTAACCTTCCGCTTGAATATTCACGTTTACTATCTGGTGTTTCATCACTGATTATATTTCTTATTTCACTAACACCTTTAAGAGCTTCAGCAAACCAACCAACACTAGTATCAGCATTAAGCAACATAACAACACCTAAACCGTTTACTTGTGCTTCAAGTGATTGTTTAACCCATGGCATAGGGTTTGAATAAGGACAATTCAACCAAACATAGTTTCCATTGAAAGGAACCATTTCACCAATTCGTTCAGCCCAACAAAAATTTAAAGAATCATCTTCTTCAGTAAAACCAAGTGAACAAAGTTTATTTTCATTACTGCAAGCCATATCAGCCACAAATTGAAATTCTTTGTTTAATGCGTTGAACACTTCCGGCGGTGTTCTCCATAAGTCATTAGCCATTATTTTTCCTTATCTATGTTTTGAATAGTGATTACAGTTATCACAAATTGGAGCGCCGCAAACGAATTGGCCAGCATAAGAACAACTTTGTGTTGCTGGTTCTTCACACATGCAACATTTATCTTGATGCTTTTCACATTGCCCGTTATCTAAAATTTCAGTTGATTTACATTCGCCGGCGTAAGCCATAGAAAAACCACAAACCGGAAGCGGCGTTTTTACTTGGTTAGAAAGTTGTTTGATTTCTGGAACCAAGATTACATTTTGCTTTTTACGAATAGCACCGGCGAAATCAATTGCATAAGCATATTTAGCTAAAGCAAGCTGAATGCCTTTGTTCAATCCTTCCTGATAACCTTTGTCATAACCTTTTTTATAACTCATTAGCTTTCCTTATATTCAGGCTTAACAATATCAATACAATTTGCGGCTCTTGGTTTTATGATAAAACTATCATCCAAGATTTTACCGTTATGCTTGCAGTAATCACCGGCGGAAACCATTAAAACATTATCTTCAACTCTGATTTGAAATAGGCGTTTTCCATCATCTGAAATTATTTCAATACCACCTGATGAAAATTCAGTTACTTCATCATTTCCGTTTACGCTTGCGTGTGAACATCTTATTTTCATAACTATTCCTTATTATCTAAACGATGCTGTTTAATACCTTGCTGAATTCTTGAAAATTCAATTGAAGGTTGTTTATTTTGCTTGTGGTTTTCTATTTCAATTCTTCCGGCTAACTTATTAGGCAGTAAAGAAATATCAGTTCTTTCAAAATTCTTGTAAGTTTCAACAAACTTTTTACCAAAAAATATAAGATCATGTTGTGTTTTTGAGCAAATTAATTTCCAACCACCAAGAGATTCAACCGCGGCCATTGCTTGTTGATCTTCAATCTCAAGGTTACCCCAAGAACCAGTTTTTCTAATTTCACTAAGGATAACTAGCCATTGCATTTGCGCCTGATCATCAAGAAGCTGTTCTTGCTGCTTAGTGTTACCGGTAAATATTTTCACAATATCAGCTGACTTAGGGAAAAATTGGCCGTTGTCAGGATTTAAACGGTGCTGGCTTGCTGCTAACTTAAATTGATCAATGGTTAACGGCTTCAAGTCATACCAATAAATTTTAGTTAAAGCTTCGGTGATCTCCTTGCCATAGTATTCACCAAGGCCAATCATTATTTCTTTAAATTCAGTTTCTTCATGTTTTTGCATCAATCTAGCTCCAAATCCATAATGTTATTAATATTCCGTTCAGTAACGGCGCTATACTTTTGCGGTGCTGCTTGTTGAGCATTACCTGCAAAACGTTCAATGTTTTCACCAGTTCGGCAAATCAACTCTAAACAATCAAATCTTTTCCCGTTGCCCTCTTTGCTTGTTCCGTTGTTATGAGACGTAATAGAACAGCCGTAAATAGCTTGTTTTATTTCGTCTACCGTATATTCCTGTTTTAGCCTTTCCTTCACTGCTTTTAATCGTTTGGGTGTTAATTTAGCTGAATCATTCTTTTTCATAACCTCCTTCCAATAACTGAATATTAAAAACGGTTCATTAGCGTTAGCTGATGGCTTATCTTCAATAACTGTTTCTTGTTTAGTGTTTCTTGTTTCTTGTTTAGTGTTTAATAGTTTATGTTTAGCATTGCTATCGCTATGCGTTTCTGATGCGTTCGCATTGCTATCGCTTTGCGTTTTTACTTTGTTCCATCTTGCTTCAGCTGACTTGCGAGCCTTATCAGACTTGGCTTTGAACGCTTCAACCTCTGAACTTATACGCTTATTTAAATAGCCATCTTCAGTTTTATGAAAAAATTCTTCTAATACATTCGCAATGCTATCGGTATGCGAACGCATTAAAATCTTCTTGGCAATAACATTTAAATCAAGCGGAAGCGGTGATTCATGCAAATAACACCAGTCCATCATTCTTCTAAAAGCTAAATCTTCATGAAGATCTAAATGGTCTGTATGCGACTTATAATCACCAATATTAAATTGGTAATAGTGCATGTTATTTACCTTCTTCAGCTTCGCCTAATTTAAAATATTCTGAAGCGCTAATTCCAAAATATTCACAAAGAATAACTAAGTTACGCCCATTAATTAAACGTGAGTTCCTTAATGAACTAACAGTTACCTTTGATAAGCCAAGATCATGAGCTAACTTTTCACGCGTTAACTTTCTCTTAGTCATTAATATTTGTAGCGCTTGGCCTGAATTTATATCTGCAATTCTCATTTTTTTAATACCTTATGTGTGTTGATTTGGTAAATATACGCTTAACCAGCGTAAACGTCAACATTTAATTAAAGTAAAGAAAGGGTTTACATTGATATTATCTCTTGCTATTATTTAAATCGTCCAAACAGCAAACAACAATAGGTATAAACATGAAAATAACATTCAATAATCTTTTTTATGATTTTAATGGTAAGACTGATGAAGCACTTCGTTTAGAAGATCAGCTTGAGAAAGCAAAGCAAGAAGCGCAATTGTTAAAAGAAGAAATCCTTAACGAACCAAAGCTTCACGAAATACTAACCACAGTTGGTATTGTTCACGACAAAAAGCTTTATAAGAAAGTTTCTTGTGATAAACCATGTTCAGGTAAATTTTATCTTGATACTAAAGATTACATTGAACCGGTTAATTCTTTTCAACTTGATAGCAAGTTAGGTGAAAACAATGAGTAAATCAGAATTAGTTTCAAAGGATGAATCAATTCATCCGGTAGCAACACAGCAAGATCAGTACATGGGCTTGATTCAAATGGCCGTTGAAAAAGGCGCTGATATTAATCAACTTGAAAAGCTTATGGATCTTCAAGATAGATTTGAAGCCAAGAACGCCAAGAAATCTTTCTTTAATGCGCTATCAATATTTCAATCAATGACGGTAACCATTAAAAAAACAGGGTTAGCTTCGTTCCCTACAAAAAATAACGGAAGAACTGAATACACTTATGCAAAGCTTGAAGATATAGCGCGAGTAATAAGACCAAGTTTAAAAGAGGCTGGCTTATCTTATCGCTATGAGCAAAGCAGCGATAATAATTTAATGACCGTTGTTTGTATTGTCACCCAAAAAGAAGGCCATCAAGAAAGAACTTTAATGAGCGCTTTCGCTGATCAAAGTGGAAGCAAGAACCAGATACAACAAATTGCTTCAACAATTAGCTATTTACGCCGCTATACATTAACCGGTGCGCTTGGCATTACAGTTGGTGATGATGATGATGATGGCGCATGTTATAACCCTGAAGAAAGTGATCAGGTGCAGCATGAAAGCATTAACACTGAAGAAAAAGATATTACGCCAAGCAATGAATTTTACCCTGAAGAGTTATTTGATAAAAATATTTCTAAATGGTTAGCAGCAATTGAAAACAAG